ACAGGTCAATGTCCCTCGGTTACCCGATATCGCATTGGGTAGTAGAAATCAACGCAGCCCAAAGATTCCTGTTAGCACACGACTTCGTACGCAAATGGCAGGCACTACACGGAGTCAACGTCCTACCACACACCACCACCCGAAACAAACTCGACGAAAACATGGGAGTAGAAGCCCTACTACCACCATTGTTCCGTTCAGGTGCGGTACGTTTACCGACGATGCGTGCGAACTGGAAAACTTTGGCAGCCGCAGACGAACTCGCTAAATGGACCCGCGACAAAAAAAACGGTACAGACATCGTGATGGCATTATGGATGGCGGTACTCAACCTGCCGAACCTAACAAACATGAAACTGCCGCCACGCCAATGGCGTCCAAGTTGGTTGCTGAAATAGTGTATATTAGACGGTAAGCGTCTAAAAAATTGAAAGCGTGCTGGATGAAAACTGTAGAACAAATAGTTTCGCTATACAACTCACGAGAAGAAACACAAGGACCTGTACTCGCACAAATGCGAAGAGTCCGCGACCTCGCAAACGGTGACGTAATCGTACCACTATCAGAACTAGACCGCAACGCACGAACAAACGTAGCGAACCTACTCGTACAAGGATTAGACCAAACATCGATGCGAGTCGCATCAACAATGCCGATGCCATACTTCCCACCAATCAAAGAAGGCAACGAACGCAGCAAAGACCAATCACGCACACGACGCAAAGCAATGCTATCCATCTGGGACACAAACAAAATAGATATCAAAATGCGTCGACGCGCACGCCATTTGCTTGCCTACTCATCAGCACCAGTAATCATCAAACCAGACTTCAAAACACTCGTACCAAAATGGTCAGTACGAAACCCGTTAGACACCTACCCTGCACTATCAGACGACCCAGACGACCTCATCCCAGAAGACTGCATCTTCACCTACATGAAACCATACAACTGGCTGATAGACAACTATGCAGACAAAGTAGTCGGCAAACTTCGCATGGGCAAAGTTCGCTTCGACACCCAATACAAAATACTTGAATACGTTGACGCCGAAGAAATCGTTATCTGTGTAATGGGCGCAGAAAACTCCGCGAACCTCACAGCAACAGAACGAGCAGGCATCGAAGTAATTGAACTGGAACGCATCCCAAACAGAACAAACATGCCGCTAGTAATCATCCCGAAACGAATCTCACTCGACATGCCACGCGGACAATTCGATGGGGTAATGGGAATGTACTACACACGCGCCCGACTACAAGCACTCACAGAAATCGCAATCGAACGCGGCATCTTCCCAGACGAATACCTAGTTGCACGCCCAGGTGAAAACCCAGAAATCATCCAAATGGCAGAAGGCAAAACAGGACAACTAGGAGTAGTCAAAGGCGGAGACATCCAACAACTCCAAACAAACCCAGGCTACAAAACCGATGTCGCATTAGACAGACTCGAAAGACAAGAACGTTTAGAAGGCGCAATCCCAGCAGAGTTTGGTGGCGAATCAGGCACAAACATACGTACTGGTCGCAGAGGCGAATCAATCCTTTCAGCAACCGTCGACTTCCGTGTACAAGAAGCCCAAGCAATCTTCGCACAATCATTAATGGAAGAAGACAAAGTTGCCATCGCAATCGAAAAAGCATATTGGGGCACAAAAGAAAAATCGTTCTTCATCGCAGGAAGAAACAGCGTAGGCAAAGTAGACTACGTACCAAACAAAGTTTGGGAAACAGACTTCCACTACGTCAACTACCCGTCATCAGGTGCAGACGTCAACGGACTTATCGTAGGACTCGGACAAAGACTCGGCACAGGGCTAATGTCAAAAGAATCCGCACGAGAAGCAGACCCGCTAATCACCGACCCAGAACTAGAAAAAGACCGCATCACAGCCGAATCAATGGAAGCCGCACTCCTATCCAGCATTCAAGCACAAGCAGCCGACCCCAACGGACCATACCAACCAGACGACCTCGCCTACCTCACAAAACTCACCGTAGAAGAAAACGTCCCACTCTACGAAGCGGTACGCCGAACAAACGAACGCGCACAAGAACGCCAAGCAACAGCAGTCCCAGCAGGCTCACCAGAAGCACAACCAGGATTAGCAGTACCAGGCATGGGTGCAGAAGCACCACAACAAGGTGGACCAGCAGGAATCGAAGGACTACTCGCATCGCTTGGCGGTCCGCAAGCAGGAGCATCAGCACAACCAGGGACACCAGGTGGTGTACTTAGCCTCGCAGGGAGATTAGGTTAATGGCAAAACAATACCCGAACCGTTCCGACCTACGGAACCCAACAAAAAAACTTGCAGCAAAAGCAGCACCAGGACAAACCTACGGTGAAGCAGGAAAACAAATCGCAGCACAACAACAAGTACCAATGGCTCCTCAACCACAACCAGTAGTCGCACAACCACAACCAGTTGAACGTCCACGCCCAGGACAATTCGGACCATTAGACCGACCAACAGAACGCCCAGACGAACCAGTAACAGCAGGCGCACCATTCGGACCAGGAAGAATGGCTCCAATGAGCGGCTACGCAGGTGTACGCAACGGCGACCCTGTACTCGACGAACTCAGAGCACTATACGCCGCCTACCCAAGCGAAGAACTCGCAGACATGCTGGACTCGTACCTACGTGAAGGATACTAATGGTAGGTGGACTCAGCGCATTCGACCCTGTTGACGAAGAAAACAACGACAAAGACGCACAAGCAAACATCGCTACCCAACAAAAAATACAAGCGACAGTAACCCCGCAACAAGCAGCAAAAGTATCTGAACTCTATAAAAAGAACGGTTGGGTGTCGCCACGAGTTCTGTTAGACATGGCGAAACAACCAGGACTATCACAACAAACAGTTGACGCTGTAGCAAAAATAGAAGCAAACAAACTCGCTACACAAAACGACCCGAACAAAGCCGACCCTAAAGGCTGGTTTGATAGAAACATTTATAGCAAAGTAAAAGCCGCAACACGATGGGGTTTCGCCGCACTACAACTAACCCCAGACTTGACACAAAACGTTGCATCACAAATATTTTCACCGAACAACCCAGCAGGCACAGCAGGAATTTTCTCATCAACACAACTCGGCACAATGCTCTCAGGCGAAGAATCAGGCGAAGGATTCTTCTTCGGTGGTAAAGCCGCAGAAACACAAGCACAAAGAGCAAGAGAATTCCGTGGAACAATCAACAACCACGCATGGACAATCGGACGTGGCGCAGCGAACGTTGTGTTCACCCCAGGAACAAAAGAATACTCGCTGTTATCAGGCTTTTTCGACGCCGCTGTAAGCATTTATGCCGACCCAACAGTCGTCGCAGGTCAAGCATTCAAAGCAGCAAAAACAGGCGAACAAGTAAAAGGATTAATCGGCACACGAGCAATCAGCCAAAAAGTCGCAGACCAACTCGTAGCACGAGGCATAGTAGAAACAGACAAAATTCCGTCACTCACACGCGAAGGCGCAGAAGCAGCAGCACGAATCGCTCGCGGCGAAATCGGATTAGATTCAGCCGAAGCAATCTCATTCAGAGAATCAGAATACTTCGCATGGTTTGAACGCAACAGCAAAGCAGTACGACTATCGGAACGTTTAGCAGACCACGCCGCTACCGCAACAAAAAACATTGCCGACCGCGGCTACGAAGGCGAACAAGCAGCCATTGAAAGAGGCAAAGCCGCATACAAAATCATGTCAGATTTTCGTGGCAAAATCGACCCAGAAACAGCGAAACGTTTAGCCGAAGCAGACTCCCCACTAAAAATCAAAGCCATCATCGGTGAAGCCGCAGCACGACTATCAGCCAACCCAGAAGACGTACTAATCCCAAAACAAATCGGCGCAATCAAAGGCACACGCGCAACATTCGCTACACGAGAACTAGCACGCGAACGAATCCCCGTATATCGCACACTACGCAACAGCCGATGGTTCACGGAAATCCCAACAGAAAGAGCAATCATTGACGGCTCAGGTTTAGATAGAGCAAAATCCGTAGAAACCTACGCCAATTTTTTACGAGGATTAAAAATCCACACAGCACTCCCAGAAACTTTCGACAACTTCATGGGTCAAGCAATGGACGTATTCAGCCAAGAAAACGTTGCCGCACGCAAAGAAGCAGGCGACCAACTCTACGCAAAATTTCTTGAAATTGTTACCGAACACGCAGGCGGAGATAAACGCATCGTTGGTGAACTTATGCGTATCCACAAAGAAGAACTTGCCCGCGTAAGAACATTTGGCTTAGACGAATTAGGAAATCTTGACGACGGCGGAACGCTACAAGCATTACGTAGTCTCGGATTAGACGACAAAGAACTCACACGATTCAGCCCAGATGAATTAGAAAGATTACGCATACAAGGACCAACAGCATTAGTTGAACTTGTAGACCATATCCACGTTCTACCCGACTATCGCAAACTTCGAGCATTAACAGGCAACCCATTCCTCAAAAGGGCGTTACGTAACAAAACAGGCGACCAAAGATTCGTGTTAGCCGCAGCCGAAGAACTCCAAACAGAAGTATGGAAACCGATGATTCTCGCCACAGGCGGATACATCATGCGAAACATGATTGACTCCCACATCAGAATGGCAGCAAAAGGCTACCAAAACTTCTTTACACACCCATTTCAATTTATCCAAACAGTTATGGGCAGCCGTTTTGTTGGACCATTAACAGGTGGTGACGGAACAGCAAAAACATGGGAAGATGCATTTGATGACGTTAGCGGCACATTAAGTAAAGTATTACGGGATTATCAAGAAAATACTGGCAGAACAATCTACCAACATCTTGAAGACCCAAATGCTTACAACGAAAAAATGTTGCGTGGCGAAAACTTTTCAATCATCAGCCGAGGCAACGATGCAGCCGCACACACAACAGGTTACGTAGATAACTTAGGACAAATTCGCCAAGACCCAATCCTCAAAAAAATGGTGGAACTATCCACACTCCCAACACAAGAACGCCAAGCAGCGATGCGTGTATGGCTAGAAACAACCGACGAAGGCAGAGAAGCCGCGAAAACAGTTGTTGAATATTTCCGCAACGGAATCCGTATTGCAGACCCAACAACAGGTCGCAGCCAATTCATCAAAATAACAAACATCAACGACACAGACCTAATCACCACTTGGCTAGATAGAGCATCGCAAGCCAAAATAAACACAATCGTCCGCAACGACGAAGAACTACGCTTTGTAGTTCAACACGGTCGCGTACCAAAAATTGAATCACTACTCGATGAACGAGGACTACCAACATCGCGTTTAACTTTGGATGCAGACGGTTTACCGACAGCCGATGTTCAATTTGTGCCACGCCAAGAAATCCCAGTAGATAACCTTGTGATGGCAGAACGAGGACAAAACAGGGTTGTAGGTGCAGTAGTCAAACTAGACAACGGCGACGATGCAATCATCACACGCATCACACCAAGCCAAGTAAAAGACCCATTCAACCCAGGCACACTCATATCGCGTGACATCGCAGAAGTACAAGCGGTAGCGCCAGGTCAAGCATTTACCACAAGAGAACAAGACCCAGGACTATTCGGTAGCGAAGCACTACGAGAACTCATCGACCTTAAAGGCAATCAAAGAAAACTAGCCGCAAACGTCAAAGTTGCTAACCGCATTGAAAAAGGCAAATCAGCAAAACTTGACAAAATTACCAACGCAATGGACACAGGCGTCAAATGGTTTTTTAATAGTTTGGTTGGCAAAGCCACACAGAAACTTGAACGCTCACCGCTTTACCGTCAAGCGTTTTATCGAACAGTCGCAGACAACGCTAACTTGTTATCAGCCGCAGAACAACAAACATTACAAGCAAACATCGCCAGATATGTCGATTCGTTAAATGCCGACCTTGTTGCCGAAGGCAAACGGGCAAACATGACAGTAGAAAAATATGTTGGCAACAAAGAAATCTACAATCGTATATTTGGAAAAACAGCCACAGGTGACGGCACAGTCGCCCAACTAGAACAATTTGCTGGAGCAATGGCTGTACAAGAACTCAAACAAACCCTCTACAATGCCCAACAAAAAGGCAACCTAGAAGACATGCTCCGAGTAGTAGCACCATTCGCCACAGCATTTAGAGAAACACTCGGACAATACACCTCATACCTGATAGAAGACCCATCACGAATCCGCAAAACACAACTCGCATTCAACGCAGCAAACTACGACTCAGACAACCCAGACAACGCCTTATCAGGCTGGTTCGCTAAAGACCCGATAAACGGCACAAACGTTTTCAATTTCCCTGTTGGTGGATGGGCAGGAGCAATCCTACAATTCCCAATTCGAAACGCATTCCAAGTATTGAACCTTCCAGGTTTCGGTCCAGTCGTACAAATTGCCGCATCAAACGTACTCCCAGACACCCCTCAATTGGAATTCGTCCGCAAAATGGTTCTCCCATACGGAGAAAAAGGTTTATCATCACTCGCACCACAATGGGCAACACGAGGCATCGAAGCAATCAGAGGCGACACCGCCAATCTCGGAACAATCTACGCCAACACCTATATGGAAGTAGTCCGCCACAAAATCCAAAGTGGAAGTTACAACACCAAAGACCCCAACGACATGGCAAAACTGTATGCCGACGCACGCCGCAAAGCACAAGTCCTCGCAGGACTACGCGCCCTATTCCAATTCACAGGACCAACCTCACCACAAATCGATTTTCGTTTAGAAACAGAAGGCGGCGACATCATCGCCTCAGCACTATCACAAGAGTTCTACAAACTTAAAACAAAAAACCCAGACACAGCCGTATCAGAATTCATCAACAAATTTGGTGAAGACTCATTCATCTACATGGGTCACAAAACCGAACCAACAACCAGCGGCATCGAACCAACCAAAGTGTTCTCCGACTGGGCAAAAGAAAACGATGACCTAATGCAACAATACAAAGGCGTAGCAGGTTTCTTCGCCCCTGGTGGCGACGTATTCAGTTTTGAAGCATGGAACCGCCAAATTCAAAAAGGTGAACGCAAACGGCTCACAGCACAAGAAATGGTGGCAGCAGCCCAATACCGTATCGCCTCATCCATCTACCGTGAAAAACGCAACCAACTTGGAGCAACCCTCAACCAAGAACAACGAGACTGGCTCAGCCAATGGCGTGTATTCCTCAACGAAGAATACCCAGGGTTCCCTGTCAAAGCCGATTTCAACCCAGGCGAATTCCCTAACTTTATTAACGAATTGCGTACAGCCGTAACCGACAACCGTTTAGCCGACAACGACATAGCAAACGCAGTCAAACAATATTTGGATGCCCGCGACCAAGCATTAGCGAACGCAGCAGCAGCAGGCTATTCAAGTTTCCAATCACCAAAAACTCAGCCTCTAAAGGATTGGTTGGCTAGTATTGCTGCAACGCTCGTACAACAAACACCAGAGTTCGCAAGAATTTTTGAAGATAAACTTGCAGCAGAGGTAGATTAATGTCATTCACAGAACCAACAGACCCTAACGAACCGACAACGCCACCGCCTGCACAGGCTCCTGTTATCGCACCTAAAATGTCTGGCGGGTTAGCCCCAGATGTTCAACTTCCTGTAAGACAAGTTACTGCAACCCAACAACAATTCACCACAATGCCAGAACAGTTTGTTGGCGGAAGATTTCAAGGACCACCAACACAACGTAATATCAGCGCAGGTTATATCGGTCAACAACTTGTAAACAAATCAGGCGCTATCGCCCGCGGACAATACGACCCAGACGGCGAAGCATTCAGCGAACTATCACGGCTAACAACAACAGACAGAACAGATTTACAAAACAAACTGGCATCAGTTGGTTTATACGGCAAAAACGGTAGAGCATCAGGCGGAACAGGATTCGACAGCACAGACCTTTCCGTAATGCGAGAATTCCTAAACTACGCAAACTCTAAAGGTTTAACCGTAGATGCGGCTTTACCAACACTTCTATCCGAAGTTAAACCTGTTGTCGGTACTGGCAGAGTTATTCGCACCACAGCAAAACAAGACATTCGTTCCGTGCTACAAAAAACAACCCAAGAAATATTGGGGCG